CATCACCAATCTATCCCGCCTGGCCCCCCACCCCCACCAAAAATCCTGCGCGAGCCCCCGCCCCCGGCCGGGTGGGTTCGCCGAGGCCACCCCCCACACCCCCGGAGGATGGCCCAAAAATTGTGCGAGGGGTTTGGAAATATAGTATGGCTCCTTCCTCATTCGTGCGAGTGGTTTCGAGTTATAGTATGGTCATTGCCCGAAGGGCGATAGCCATACTCTTGCGCCGACCGCGCCCGCGTGGTATGGTGGCCCGGAAAGGTGGAGACTCATGCTACATATCCCGAGGGCGGCCGGACGTGCGGCGAAGCCGGTGAGCGCGGAGATGATCCGGGCGCTCACCCCGGCCGATCTTGCGCGACTCGAGTCCGAAAAAGGTTCCCGGCCGCAGACGATTAAAGAGTTGAAGGATTCACACCATTCCTTGGCCCGCGCGCTTGCGGCTGGGATGCGGCCAGCCGAAGCGTCTCTTGTCACCGGCTATTCCATTTCTCGCATCGCGATCCTCCAGTCCGACCCGATGTTCCAGGAACTTCTCGAGCACTACCGGAGCCTCGCGGACGCGCCGCTTATGGATTTTCAATCCCGGCTTGCGGACATCGCAGCAATGGCGCAGGCCGAGCTTCGTGATCGGCTTGAAAACAAGCCAGAAGAGTTTGGACCAGAGGAGCTTCGCAAGCTCATGGAGTCGGCCGCCGACCGAATCGGGCATGGCCCGCAGACCAGGCAGCTTAACGTCAACCTCAACGTTGGGATGGCTGAGCGTATGCGTGCTGGACTCGAACGAGCTGGCAAACTCATCGAGGCCAAAGCCAATGAATGAGCGCTACAGCCTAGAGTCGGCTCTACTCCTTTTCACTTCCGACCCGCTCGGGTTCGTCCGCTGGGCGTTTCCTTGGGGTGAGGGACCACTCAAAAATCGGGCGATTGAGCCGTGGCAGGAAGAACTCCTTCACACTATCGGCCAGCGCATTTTGACCCCCGAGGAAGCCGTTCGCGTAGCCACTGTATCCGGAAACGGTGTCGGCAAGTCTGCGGTCGTTTCTTGGATTATCCTGTGGGCGCACACCACTTTTCCCGACACTCGCGGGGTAGTGACTGCGAACACCGAGGTCCAACTTAAAACCAAAACTTGGGCAGAACTTGGCAAGTGGTTTGCTCTCTTTATCGCCAAAGACCTCTTTCAGCTTGACGCCACCGCGCTCTATTCCCGCGATCCGAATCACAAACTTACCTGGCGCACAGACATGGTTCCGTGGTCGGAGAAAAACGCGGTCGCTTTCCAAGGCCTCCACAACGAGGGCAAACGCCTTTTTATGATCTTCGACGAGGCGTCTGCGATCCCCGAGACCATTTTTGATGCGGCGGACGGCTGCATGACCGACCGGGGAACTCAACGCCTGTGGGCAATCTTTGGGAACCCAAACGCTCCGGATGGTCCGTTTCGCGAGTGTTTTGACGATGGTCGACGCGCCTGGCGTTGGAACTCTCGCCGCGTTGACGCCCGCACGGTCTCCTTCACCGATAAAACCGAACACGAAGCTTGGATTCGTATCTACGGCGACGACTCCGACTTTGTTCGTGTCCGTGTGAAAGGCGAGTTCCCTCGCACTGGCGCTACGCAGTTTATATCCCCCGAAGAGGTGGCGGCCGCGCAGGCCAGAGAAGTTGAATCCCATCCGCACGATCCGTTTATCATTGGCGTAGACGTTGCCCGGTTTGGCGAAGACGCCTCCGTTATTTTCTTTCGAAAAGGCCGTGACGCACGCACATTTCCGCCGCGTATTTTCCGCGGTGTCTCCACGATGTCTCTTGCCTCCCACGTCGCAGACGCCTACAACCAATTCCGTGCCGACGCCATTTTCGTTGATGAGGGCGGCGTAGGCGGCGGCGTAGTTGATCGCCTACGCCAGCTTCGTGTTCCCTGCATCGGTGTCAATTTCGGCGGTAAGGCCGACCGCCGATCCGGCGGGGACAGCGGTCCGGATGATGGCACCGCTTACGCGAACAAGCGCACCGAAATGTGGGGATTTCTCCGGGATGCTATTCGTCACGGTGGGTTAGCTCTCCCGCCCGAAACCGATCCGTCTGGTCCCGCACTCGCCCGCGAGCTAACTAGCCCGCAATACGACTACAACAGTCGAAACGAAATTATTTTGGAGGCCAAAAAAGACATGGCCAGACGCGGTTTGGCTTCACCAGATATCGCGGACGCGCTTGCCCTAACCTTTGCATACGCAGTCATCCCTAACCCAACGGCAGGTGGGCTGGTGCCGAAAACTCCAGCCCTTGAATACGAATACAACCCTTTCGAAAGGATTTACGCATGAGCTTCATCGGTTCTCTTTTTAGCCCGCCCAAACCCCCGCCCCCAATCCTGCCGCCTCCAGCGCCAACGATGGCGGATGCGACTCAATCGGTCGCTAACCGTGGGATTGCGGGCGATGCTTTTTCTCGCACCCGTAAGACGGGCGGACAAGGTGACAACACTAAAACTCCGACTGCCCTCAAAACCCTGCTTGGCCAATGACCGATATCTCCAAACTTAACGCCCAAATCGAGGCGATGCGGGCCGAGCGAAACTCATGGTGGACTCACTGGAAAGACCTCGCGGACTTTATCCTCCCACGGCGCTATCGCTGGCTTGTTACCCCCAACCAGCAGAACCGCGGCTCCGCGATTAACGGGAAGATCCTCGATTCAACCGGCACCATCGCCGCGCGTGTTTGCGCGTCGGGTATGATGTCTGGCGTTACCTCCCCAACCAGACCGTGGTTCAAACTCACCATTAATGACATTACTTCCGAGGGTTCTAATGAAGTCAGCTTGTGGCTTGGTGAAGTTGAGCGCCGGATGATGCGGGTGTTTTCGGAGTCCAACTTCTACAACTCCATGGCGGTTCTTTACCTCGATCTTGTTGTCTTTGGCTCCGGCTGCGTCCTCATCTACCAAGATTTCGACGATGTAATCCGCTGCCACAACCCCGCGCTCGGCGAGTTCTTTTTCGCTGTTTCTGACCGTCAGGAGGTCAACACTGTTGGTCGGGAACTCACGATGACGGTTGCGCAGGTAGTGGAGAAGTTCGGCATTGAAAATGTAAGCGACAGTGTTCGGGCTGCCTATAATACTGGCGGCGCTTCTCTTTCGCGTGAAGTCATAGTTCGCCATTTGATCCGCCCTAACACTGGTGAACTTCCCAAGCTGATGAAGTTTGTTGAGTGCTATTGGGAGGCATCCGAGTCCACCAAATATCTCCGCGAAACTGGATTCCGCGAGGCACCTTTCCTTGGCGTTCGCTGGGATGTAACTGCCAACGATCCTTACGGGCGTAGTCCTGGTATGGATGCGCTTGGCGATATCAAGCAACTCCAGCAAGAGACCCTCCGCAAAGCTCAGGCAATTGATAAGCTCGTTAACCCGCCTATGCTTGCGGACGTGCAGTTGAAGAACCAGCCCGCTTCGATTCTGCCTGGCGGCATCACTTACATCGCCGGGCAGAACAACATCGGCATGAAGCCAATTTATCAGATCAACCCTCCGGTCCAGGAGATTATGCTTGACATTCAAGCTCTGCAACTTCGAATCTCCAACATCTTCTTTAACGACCTCTTCCAAATGATTTCTCAACTTAACACCGTGCGGTCGGCAACTGAGATCGACGCGCGGCGGGAAGAGAAACTTGTTCTCCTTGGCCCGGTTCTCGAACGGTTTGAGAACGAGGCTCTTGGCAAAGCCATTGACCGGACTTTCGGAATTATGCAGCGGGGCGGGCTGTTGCCTTCGGCTCCGGAGGTTGTGCAAGGCAAGCCGCTTCAGGTCCAATACGTTTCCATGCTTTCTGCTGCGCAGTCCGCTACCGCCACAGCTGCAATGGAGCGGGTGATTGGGCTGGCAGGCAGTATCTCCGCGGTCAATCCCACTGTTAACGACAACATTAACTTTGACACCCTAATCCAACTTTACGGCTCCAAACTCGGCACCGACGTTCGTATCTTCAACGCCCCTGAAATTGTTGCTGAGGTCCGCGCCCGGCGTGCCGCCAAGGAGCAGCAGATTGAACAGCTTGCAATGACCCGCGCGGCTGTTGACGGCGCAAACGTTCTTTCTAAAACAGAAGTGGGAGGTGGCATCAACGCCCTCCAGGCAATCACGCAAGGAGGTAATATTTGACCTACAACGCTGGAGATAGAGGCGCTGTCGAGCGCCGCGCCAAAGATTTCAAACATGAAGAAAAGCGTCGACTCAACTTTCTTCGCAACTGCATGGCCAGCGGCGAGGGCCGAGATTTCTTCTACTCCCTTCTCGCCCGCTGCCATTGTCACCACTCTCCTTGGGTGCGCGGTGAGACCGATGCAACCGCGTTCAACCTCGGGGAGCAAAACATCGGGCTTATGATTTTGGCTGACCTTGTGAAAGCCAGCCCGGAACTTTACCTCAAAATGCTGAGTGAGCAAAATGACCGAGCCAACATCGACCCCGACCGAGATGCCGGAAATCAGCCCGGCGGCAGAGGAGACGATCCTGACTCCCTCGCAGGATACCCCGGCTACGGAGACGAATAAACCCGTTGAAAACGGGGCTCCCCCCTCTGAGCCGGCCCCCGAGCCGTTTGACCCCGCCAAGCTTGTCCTCCCTG